GTCTGAGAATGGGAGGGGGCCCCCGCGAACGGGAGCCCCCTGGGCGTGCGGAGGAGCACGCCGCTTGGAAGGTCTAGCCACTAGTTTCTCCGGCGCCTGGCACCTTCTGCACGGCGCCTGGTGACTTCATACCTGGCCACACGCTTGGCCTCACGAAGGGGCCCGAGAACTGGATGCGCCGCCTCGGCCTTGATGCGAGCCTCGCGCGCCGCCTGGCGAACGGGGTCATCATGCGGAACATTGACCAGGTCACGGAGCTTTCGCTTCAAGTAGGGGCCTAGCGGGTAACGCTTGCCGACCGTGTGCTCAGAGGGGACATCCCGATGCTTGGAAAGATACTCCTGGCCTTCCTGGCTTGCAAACCAGGGCCCGTAGTTGTCCCGAATGTGCACCCAGCCGATGGGCGGATTGCGACTACAGCGGATGAACTCCCGCTCCTGGCCTTCCTCGAGATCGCCGTCAGAGAGCTTCTTCGTAACGTAGCCAGCGAGGTAGGCGGCGAAGCCGTTGGAGTTTTCCCAGATGGTCTCGCCCTGGCGAACCTTGCCCCAAAGCCACCGCTGTTCCATCCAGCTTTGGAGAGCGATTGACCAGGGCATCCCGAAGATGACCAGGTGGTAGTGGGGCCGACCGCCCTTCTCGCCGTACTCACCGACCAGGAAGAACCTGGGAGCTTCCCGCAGAGGGAACGCAGCCACGAGCTCGCGCCCGAAGTTACGGAGCAGGCTCGTTGTGTGAGCCCTGGAGAGTGTAGGGAGCAGTCCGGACGACACCAGCGGAAGATGCTCGTCCGCGTAGGTGAGCGTGCACCAGGAAGACTCGACATGTTGGAGGAGCTCAGCCTGGATGCGACCGGTTAGCGCCCGACGACGGTTGATGCGACAGCCCATGCATTGGCCACAGCCGTGCTCGACGCCTGGCCGGGGCCGAAAGGGGTTGATGCAGAGCATGTTGTGCTATGTGTGCAGTAACCACCAAGGTATAGGGTTACTGCACACAGACGCAGTTAAGGTTTAGGGGAGGGGGTAGGGGCCCCGCTGGAATCGACGCTAGGGCCCTTTTTAGCCTCTAGGGGCGTTTCTTGAACCGGGGTAGCTGGCGGAGTACCTGGGGAGCCGTCCAACGTCTCCTGGAGCTCTCTGGGGCCTTCTGGAAGCATTTCCACCAACTCGTAGGGACTGGCCCATTCCGGTTCTTCATCGTCCACCTCGAAATCGTCCGCTTCCTCGAAAGACTCCTGGCCCTCGGCCTGGGCGGCCTCGGAAACGTAGGTGCGGATGGCTTGCTTGATCCGCTCCTGGAGCGTGACGGCCCGATCCCAACCAGCTGGGAGCACCGGCCTGGTGGTGTCAGGAATCTCCTGGCCGAGCTCGTTGTATTGAGTGCGTTTCATTGTTCCTCCGGAGAAAAGGGGGCCCCCAGAAAAAAACCAGGGGCCCCGAGGGTTTACAGAATGCGAGCAGAACCAGACTTGCGAACCATCCGCCGCGCCTGGATGTTGTTGTAGCTCATGACCCAGAGCGGGTTTGTGGTCTGTTCAGCAAACACCCGCTTGGACGGATCACAAACTAGGAAGGCGCCGTTAAGCGTGGGAGGAGTAGCGAAATCCCGCGCCAGATGCCAGTGATTGAGCGTGTCCCGGAAATCGCCAGCGATGGTCGACGGAATGGTCTTGTACTCCGAATACCGATCCTGGTAGCCCCAGATGCCTGGTGTGGCAGCGTGGTGGAGCTCCTTGTTGTCGATCTCCTGCTGGCCGATCTGCTCGAGCTCGCGCTGCCAGTAGTCCTCTTTGGCCTGGCGCGTCCACATGCGATTGATGCCTTGGACGTACATGGTCTTAGGACGAACCGACAAGAGCGACAGGACGTAGCCGTGCTCCTCGAAAAACCGACGGTAGCGATTAGAGCGCATGGCAGCGATGCCGTGCCCCTTCATCGTCCCGATAGGCTCCACGGGGTCTTCACCGGCGCCGGTCTTGAGCACCTCAGAGAAGGAAATGGTCTGCTTCCCACCACCGAGAAACTCAGCACGCTGGAGGCGAGCATCAGAAGAACGAACCCCGAGATACCGGAGGTATTCCGTGTACCTGGAGCCGTACCTGGCGCGCGCTTCCTGGTAGCGCTGGAGAGCAAAAGCGAGACGAACGTCATTGACATTCACCGCAGTAGCAGCCGACAAATCGACCGCCAGCTTTGGGTCTTGCCACATGGCGTTGTACTCAGAGCCAGCAGCGCCCGACCACATGTTGTGCCCATCAGTCGTGAGGCGCATGTTGAACGGGGGCCCACCTTGCGTGTTGGTGAACGTAGGCACGCCCTGAGGGATCACGTTCGCCTGGCCCTGGAGAGGCATTGAAACATCGGGCCCCTTCTGTGGCCACGGCCTGGCCGTTGTGAAGTAGTCCTTTTCCCAGCTATGAGGCAGCAGTCCCCAGCCTAGATCGACAGGGGGCAGCGTGGTCTCGTCATAGAAGTCCTGGTCAACGTACCAGTCTTCCCAGATTTTCTTGTAAGCCAGGAAAGGCAGAGCCGACACAGCCGTATTGACCGTGCCTGGCGGGATGCCGAAGTAGTCAGCCGCCGAGCCCTTGACCACCGGAGTAGCCGAGGTGAGCGTAGGAGGAGAGCCGACACCGTCTCCGGCGCCGTCCTTACCACCCGTGATGAACGATTCCCAACCGTCCCACAGAATCCTGGTCGGCACGAACCAATGATGAACCCGAACCGTTACCGGATGCATAACGGGAGCCATCAGAGGCGAGCACCGAAGAAGGATGCTGGAACTCTGTTGAAGGGAATCCCCTGGAAGAACTTCCGTCAGGTTGATGGGGACGAGCATCCCCATCTCTGCGGTTAGCAGCTTGTAGTTGCTGAGGGAATGTTTGAAACGCTTCACGGTTAGAGCCTCCAACCGATCCGCCCCGGGCGACCCAGACGGACACGTTTACGGAAACCGATCCGACGCGAACCGAACCGACGACGACCGCGAAAACTACGACGACGACGAAATGCCATGGCTTATCTCCTACCAAGAACCGCCCGCACCGCCCCGCTGACGCGGTTTACGGTTTAGGACATGACGACGCAGGAGCTCGCGCTGTTCTGCGATGTACTCCCGCGCCACTCTGGGCAACATGGTCTTCTGGATAGCGTCATCCAGCCAACCGGCCCCATACCGCTGCATATTGGCCGCGATGATGCCGGGCCATTGCCACCACGAAATCGAATCCAACGACTCAGACGGGCCCTCGTCCGACCTGGGCAACTCAATGCGAAGCCCGTTCTGTAGCTGGTACTCCTGGAAGAACGTATGCGTACCGGCAGAGCTCTCCGGCCACGCAGGATTAGCGCTTACTTGCTTATCTGGCTCAATACTGACCAGACCGCTCCGAGCACCTGGGCCATTGCCACCACGACCACCGCCCACGTTAGCCAACGGGGGCATCTCACGGACGATGGTAGGGAGCGACCCCATTCGGATGCCGGAATGATCGGGGACGGGGAACGATACGGCGGTGTTGTTCGCCTGGGCGTCACGCGCAGATCGGGAATCGGCTGCAGCCGCCAGGGCGTAGTCCTTCGCCGCCTGCGCCTTGAGCACATCCAGTTGAGCAGCTTGAATCTCTCTCTCTCCATCGGTCTTCACCGCCGCGGCGGCCCTCGAAAGATCCTGCGAGTTAAAGAGCGGTTGATGGCTTGGCGAGAACGCCGCACCAGAGCCGCCAAGCGCGTACAAAGGGTGCAAGCCGGCAGCTTTAGCGTCCTCCACTTTCCACCGGAGACCTTGTTGTGCGAATTCACGTTGAGCAGCCTCGTTGTCCTTGTTGGCCTTGCGATTAGCCAGGGCACCGACAGCAGCCGAGCCGAGTGTTGCGAGTGCTTGCCACATGTTTACCTCACCAGGCTACCGGCAAGAATGAGAAGACTCCAGAGTGCGACGGTAAGAACCACCACGACCAGGAGACCGACGAGCCCGTTTACCAGCGATACGAGCCGCGAATAGAACCTGCCTTCTTTGGATACGTCCGACACAGATGCGAGTCCTCCGATCAAGTTTAGGAAGGCGCTTGAACGCACGCGCGTCCCTCCGGAATTTCCCCAGCGCGATGGGGCCTGAAAAGACGTCTGCCAGGAGGCGACGGGACGGCCGAGCGCCTGGAACGACACGGCGCGGCGGAAGCCTGGAAGTCCTGATCAGCGGATGTTGGTCTACCTGGGGCCCTGCGCGGCCCCAGTCCCCCGCGATATGGTCGAGCTCATCGAGCTCGTTGAGGAGCGGTTCGAACTCACGGCGAACCGCAAAGTCCGCAAGGGACTCCGGCAGGGGCACAGCTTCGCTGTAGCGGAAAAACTCATCCGCGCCCTGCCGATCTAGCGAATCGACGTTGTCTGAGAATGGGAGGGGGCCCCCGCGAACGGGAGCCCCCTGGGCGTGCGGAGGAGCACGCCGCTTGGAAGGTCTAGCCACTAGTTTCTCCGGCGCCTGGCACCTTCTGCACGGCGCCTGG